AAGGGGAAATTCTCCAAAGGGTTCGATTCCCGCATTAGCTGAAAGAAGCTAGTCATAATCCAGAGAAAGATGGTGTCAGAGAATTGGGAGAGGGTCTAGACCTCAACTGGAAAGCACATTAGAGCTACACAGTAAGTTTGCGAAGTAGCTACTTCTATGGTACAATTCTTATGGAGGTAAAAACAGTGAGTAAGATGTCTTTTCTAGAGTGGATGAAGTTGGTTGACCTTGCGGTCGCCGCTGAAACTGGCGGGTTAAGTTATATGGACTTAGCCGATCAGGATTGGTACGGGTGGTACGGTAGTGAAGTCCCTCCAAAGGAAGCTGCTGAAATGGCTCTCCAGGATGAAGGATTTTACAAGTTTGTATTTGGTTCGTAGTTTATAGTTAGACGTAAGGAGTTGTAAATGTCTAAGCAGTATATTAGTGAAGTCGAAACGGCAAAGTTGATCAGGAAGGTCCTGAAGAAGGAGTTTCCAGGGGTTAAGTTCTCAGTACGGACTAAATCCTATTCGATGGGGGCAAGCATAACGGTTGGCTGGACTGATGGTCCTACCTCTGAGCAGGTAGACAAAGCGGTCCAACCTTTCTCAGGTTCAGCGTTCGATCCAATGATTGACCTGAAGTACAACGTCACAAGCTGGCTTCTTCCAGATGGTAGCATTCAGTTCGGAAACTCTAGAGGAACGTACAATGGCTCAGATCCAGGATACGAGAATTCAAAACCTCATCCTGATGCAGTAGAAGTTAATTTTGGGGCTGACTACATCTTCACCTCCAGGAGCTACTCTTCAGAGTTCCTCCAAAAGGTAGCTGATAATTACAGTCAAGAAACTGGATGGGATATACCTGAGATTTACATCTGCGAGTACAGCGGAAACGCTAGTTATAAGTTCACTCCCAAAGCTATTCCAGGTGGACAACACTTTCAGACTTTGGATTGGGCATACAGTCGATATTCGCAAGCAGTAGCAGGGTAAAATCACCTGCTAACTCGTTTAGTATGAGGAAGGGTAAATAACTCTTCCTCTTTTTTTATATAGGAGAAAACATGACAGACAGTCAAGAAAGACGATCATTACCAATGAAGAAGAGCGAATGGAAGAACTTGGAAGACTTATCGGACCACTTTCAGACAAACGCTCCTAGAGGTATTTCAACAGGTTCTCCGTCCTGGAGATCGCTGATCAAGGCGATTGCTAAGGGGGATCTTATCGTGTGTCAAAAATACGAGATGGAAGAAATCGAAGTAGAGTAAGATGCACGAGAACTGCAAGAAATGTAAGCTCCACGAAGGGTGCAATACCCCTTTCATGAAGTCAGATGGGGCAAAAGATCCCAAGATTCTTGTAGTGGGAGAAGCTCCTGGAGCTGAAGAGGATTCACAGGGAATTCCTTTCGTTGGTAGATCAGGGAGACTCCTCAGGGTAGCTCTAGAGGATCTCTTAGACGATCATTCAGATGATGTAGTCAGGTTTACCAATGTTGTAAGGTGCAGACCTCCAGATAATAAGATAACGGCAAGAGCTATTAACTACTGCAAGCACTTTGCAGAGGATGAGATCAAGCAATACAAGCCTGATGTGGTTCTCTTAATGGGTAACAGTCCTTTGAAAGCTATCCTTGGTCAGACAGGTATTACTAATCTGAATGGGGTGGTCATTGATAGGGATGACACTACGTATGTTCCGTTATTTCATCCAGCTTACATCCTCAGGAACAGATCAGCCACAGACGATTGGCTAGAGGGTATGGACAGGGCGTTAGACCGCGCTAATGGGCGTGTAAGGGACGTTAAAGAGAAAAGGGTATACATCTACCCTAGATCAGCTTGGGAGCTCTTAGAAATGAAAGAGCAGCTGTCTGAGAGTGAGTGGATAGCTTATGATGTAGAGACTAATACGCTCGACTATTCAGCAAAAGACGCTCGAATAGTTGCTATTTCCATTTCAGACGGCAAGGTCACATACGCTTTTCCGGTAGAGCACTATGAATCCTACTGGACAACAGCAGACGAAAAGATCCTGAAGCAAGTGGTCCAGGAAGTTTTGGAGAGCCATGATGGAAGGATCATAGGTCATAACATCAAATTTGATCTGAAGCATACTCTGAGCTATTTCGGATTTGGCTTTCTTTCAGGGGGAGACTCCATGTTAGCTAGTCATCTGGTGGACAGCAGGAAGGGTATTCATTCTCTGAAGCGACAAGCAGCTAAACATCTGGGGATGTATGACTACGATCGAGAGCTGGAGAATTATATCCATTCTCATAAGGAAGCTAATCCTAATAGAGGGGGAAATTATGGAAACATTCCTTTGGATTTACTGTTGCCTTACGCTGCTATGGATGCTGATGCTACGTTTCGTCTGTACAAATCTCTATATGAGATGCTTTCACCTACTCAACAGGCGTTCTATGATGAGGTTCTAATTCCAGCCAGTGACGTTTTAGCACATGTAGAGTATCAGGGAATAGCTCTGGACCATTATATAGCGGAGCGTTATACAACTATTTATGAGTGGAGACAGGAGCACGTCTATGAAGACATCCTGAAAGATCCTAACGTGACAAAGACAGTGGATCTGCTTCAGGATAAATCAGATAACAACCTGATGAATAGTATGTTTCCTTATGGAGGTCCTATTGATAAGGAACATTTTAAGGTTAGCTCTGCTCATATCTCCTACAATGATGAGAAGAAAAAGAGGAAGAGAAAAAGACCTATTATCGTCTTTAATCCTAACTCCACAGCACACCTTAACGTTTTATACTTTGAGGTTTACAAAATGCCTATCCTGTCAGAGACAAAAACAGGATTACCATCCACGGACAAGGAAGCAATGCTCCCTCTGCTGGACGACTACAAGATCCTCAGGCTAGTCAGGTACTACAAAATTTTGGGGAAAGCGGTCAGTACGTATCTCAGACCAGCTTTTGAGAGTTGGTCAAGCGCAGACGGTAAGGTAAGAACCACATTCAATTTGCATGGGACAGTGACAGGAAGACCGTCCAGCAGAGATCCAAACTTCCAGAATATCCCCACACCAGACAAAGAACCTGGGACACTGCTGGAGTGGCTTCCAGTTAAGAACATCTTTAAGACATCGTTTGATCCAGGGGCAATTATTTCCATTGACTATTCAGGGATGGAGCTCAGGGTATTTGCCAGTGTTACAGACTGTGAGACTATGCTCGACATTCACAGGGGGGGATGGGATTTTCATAAGATGATAACAAGCAGGATCACAGGAATTAAGTATTCAGATGTTCCTACATCCCTCAGAAGGAAATATAAGAGCGTCAATTTTGCCATGTTGTATGGGGGTACTGAGTACACACTGTATCATAAATTTGGGATACCTGTAGATGAAGGAAAGCAAGCTATCAGGGACTATAATGAAGAGCTCCCAGAGATAGCAAGATACAAGAAGGAATGTATCAAGTTTGCGATCGATACAGGGTACATCGAAAGTGTATTTGGTCGAAGAGAGTACCTACCCAACATTGGAGATGAATCAGAGCTCAACAGAGGAACTAGAAATCAGGAGATCAGGCAAGCGGTTAATATGCCGATTCAGTCAGCAGCCAGTGATGTCCTGCTCTGTGCTTTGGTCATTCTTGATGATTTGATGTACGAAAGAAGACTAAAAGCAAGGATTATCAATATCGTGCATGACAGCATCGTGATTGACTCTCCAGCTGATGAGGTCGATGAGGTTATACTGCTCTGCACAGACGTCATGGAGAATGTTAAGAAGTACGCTCTGGACTATATGCCTAGTCTGGACTTCTCCTGGCTAAAAAGTCCGTTGAAAGCTGATGTGGAGATTGGGACACATTACGGAACAGAAGTCTCCTATGAGACGTGGAAGGAAGAACATGACTGAACCTGAGTGCTGTGAAGTTTTAGAAGTCAAAGATGATACGTGGGCTCATCAGAAGCAGTGTGAACAGTACGATCCAGAGCTGGATGCAGATAAGCTCAGGATAGCTCTGAAGGGAATTGAGTTGAGGTATTGGGCTGATATGGTCCTGGAGGTCCACCCAAAGAGACGGATTATCAATAGGGGGGATAAAGGGATAAACAAAGACCACATCTGGTTAGATCCTTACTTCCAGGATCTTCCAGAGGATCATCCACACGCTAAGTTTAAGGAGTCCTACGTAGTGGAGTGGGTTTACCAGGGATTTACACTCGTGATGGCTAGAGGATTTACAGAGGATCCTTTGACAGGAAAAGGGATTTCTGTGTATGCAGTACAGGAGATAAAGAGTAACAATGAGCGAAAAAGACCTATTAAGCCTAAACCAATCAGAAGTAATTGAGATTTTAGGAGAGCGGATTACCATTCAGGATGTGTTCGGGATAAACGAAGAAGACCTGTCTGGAGAGTTCCAGGTTCATCCAGCACATCATGCCTATTTCAACTACCAGTTAGCACTAGCAGAAAGAGAGTTGGCTGCTACTGAAGATGCTAAAGAGTTGGTCTACGCAGAGTGTGATGAATACTATCGAGAGGAGTTGATAGATGAAGGGGTAAAAATTACAGAAAGTCAGGTAAAATCTAGAATAATTCGTGATTTTTCCTACGGAAAAGCTCTGAAAAAGGAACGAGATGCTCAATACAAAGTCAGCGTCCTAAAAAAGTTCGTAAGATCTTTGGAGCAGAAAACAAGCCTGCTGATTACAGCGGGAAATCACGCTAGAGAAGAGATGAAGATGACTGGAATGTCTATTCGTGAGAAGGAACAACAGGACATTGTCTCTGAGGTCAAAACCAATCTTAGGACGTTGACCATGAAAAGAAAGCAAAAACAGGACTGATTCCGTTTAGTATGTTAGGTAGTGAAACGTGCATAATCTCCTTGCGAAAGAGATAAGACTTCTGTAAAAGAACATCTGAAATACAAATGCGAATTGACAAACGTTTCACTACCTTTCTTTAATCGTTTAATGGTGGACAAGGGTAGTTTTATACCAAGGTCCAATAATCCAGTATTACCATTACAAGGAGTAATGAAATGGCTGAAAAATCTTCAAAGTCTTCAAAGTTAGATGCCCTCCGTCAGAAGTTGAAAGAAACTGATATGGGAGGGTCCAGGGGCTTTTGGGCTCCAAAGGAAGGACAGAACGTTATTCGTATTCTCCCAGAGGTAGGGGAAATGGACTACTTTTTTCAAGAGGTTGGTAGACATTACCTGCCTGATAAGAAGTCAGTCTACTGCCCAGACTTTGTTTCGGGTGGAGATCTAGACTGTCCTGTCTGTGATCTGGTAAAGGAACTGTACGATGCTGGAGACTCTGCAAGTCGAGAGGTAGCAGGGAGAATCAGAGTACGAAAGATGTACTGGATGAATGTCATGGTTCTGGATGATGATATACCATCAGGTCCATTCATCTACACACCAGGGATCACAGTATTTTCATCCATAGCATCCCTGATCAACGATCCAGACTACGGTGACATCACAGATTTATACGAAGGAACAAACATCACTGTAGAGCGATCAGGAACAGGGCTCAGTACAGAGTATCAGGTAGTACCCAAGCGGAAAGTCACTCCTGTTCTAGAGGATGAAAGCAAGATCGATGATCTGATGGGAAAGGTCAAGGATCTCTCATGGGTAGAGGTCAGTGACGATCCAGAAGAGGATCAGGATCTATCAGCTGGTCATGCAGTTTATGTCCTACCATATGAGCGGATCGTGATGGATTTCAATTTAGATATGGATGCTGATGAGTTGGTTGAAATGGCTGAAGAGGATGAAGAGGAAGATGAGCATCCGGTCAAAAAGGACGCTGCTAAGAGACGTCAACGAAGAGCACGTCGCTAACTAAGGCTTCTATTTGACAAGTTGAGGACTAGGATCTGCTAACGTGGGTTCTAGTCCTTTTTTCATTAGGGAGAAGTCATGACGATTGACGATCTGATCAAAGAGCTTAACAAAAAGAGTAACCTGAAGATCACAACACTAGCAGATGATGACAGTACACCAGCTGAACACAGCAAGCTGTCTACAGGGTGTTTACCATTAGACTCCATACTAGGGGGAGGTCTTCCAGTACGGAGAATCACGGAGATCTTTGGAGAAGAGTCAACAGGGAAAAGTCTCATAGCAGCTCAGGTAGTTGCTACAGCTCAGGAGCAGGGATATGTGGTCCTGTATTTAGACACAGAAAGCGCAGTCTCCAAAGAAATAATGGCTGAAGTAGGGGTGGACGTTCACAGTATCATGTACAGCGAACCTGAAACAATTGACGGAGATAAGGGAGTTTTTCAGGCTATGGAGAATGCCATAGACAGAGAAATTCTTACAGATAGACCTCTGCTCATTGTCTGGGATACTATAGCAGCCACATCGACGGTCAGAGAGCTGAAAGAGGTTTATGGGAAAGCCATGATGGGTCAACACGCTCAGTTGATCTCTCAGGGGCTAAGGAAGATAAGACCAAAGATATCCAGAAATAACGTCACTGCTCTTTTTGTCAACCAAACAAAGAAGAAAATAGGCGTGATGTACGGAAACGATAAGACTACCTTTGGAGGGAAAGCAATATCCTACCATTCATCAGTCAGGATAGAGTTGATCAAAGAGGGTAACATCATCCAGAATAAAAGGATCGTAGGGACGGAGAATACAGCTACAGTGATCAAGAGCAAGGTATGTGTTCCGTTTGGATCAGCCGTATTACCAATCTACTTTGGGCATGGGATAGATGATGCACTAGCATCCTTTGAGTTCCTAAAAACAGGAGGATTATTGCAACAGTCAGGGGCATGGTATGAGTTTGAAGGGAATAAGTTCCAGAGAAAGAACTGGAGCAAGGTGTTTGATGAAAACTTTGACAGAATAGCAGAGGTCATCTTAGGGGAAAAGAGTTGAAGTCCCTCCTCCTGATCGACGGAAACAATAACGCTCACAAGGCTAGACATACATTCTCATTAACAAGTCCAGAGGGGATAGATGTCAGCGTCACGTTTGGATTCTTGAATGGGCTCAGGTATGGACTGAAGAGGTTCAAACCAGAGTCCTGTATCATAGCGTGGGATGGTAGAATTCCTAAGTTCAGGAGAGATAAAATCCCCTCCTACAAAATCAACAGAAGAGCAAACGAAGACGAGACATATCCAGATTTCATCAGACAGCTACAGGAACTAGAGCAGTTATTATCATTAACAGGGACGGTAAATATACGTAGACATGGGATGGAAGCAGATGATATACTCTATCAAGCAGCC